TGTTGAGCACGGAATTTCCGAAGTCCTGCAAGGCCGCCTTGGCCCCTTTGGTGCCACGGATAAATTCCGTCATCGAGTCCGCCATCGTGCTGTAGAGATTATCCGATACGTCCGCGATGTAGCCGATCATGCTGCCGTGGGCGTCCTGCCAGATTTTGACGTACTCTTTCGCCAGCTTGCGCTCGGCCTCACGGTTGAGAGATTCCTCGCCTGCCCGTATCCCCTTCGACTTCTCGGCGGTGCCGTCGGCCTTGATGACTGGCGTGCCCATGTAGGCGACGAGCTGAGCGAGATTGCCTTCCTCGACGAGGTACTCGACGTACTTGTCATGGGCCTCTTGCTTTGCCTTGCGCTGCTTGTCCTGAGCCTCGTCAACCTGCGCGTAGTACCAATCGCTGATCTTCCTGCGCATCTCGTAGTCATTCTTATCGTGCATCAGCTCTTTTTCTTTTTTCTCCCGCTCGCGGTCGAGCTTGATGATAGTCTGCTGGTACTCGATGTCGGCCGACTCTTCGTAATCATGGTGCTGCTGCGCAAGCGCTGCGCGTGATGCCAGCTCGGCGTCGTTCCATGCGTCAACCCATTTTTTGATAAATTTCCGGTGCATACTGTCGGTATACTCGTCAAGCTGCTTGTTGAGCGCCGCAATGGTCTCTTTGCTCATGCCCGGCACGGCTGCCAGCTTATTGATTTCCTGCTTCTTCTTCTTGACGTCGCCGGTAAATTTAGCCCACTCTTTTTGGTACTCAAAGGCGTCATTGTCAAAGACGGCGCTCTGCATCTCAATCGACAGCTTCTTTGCCTCATCCTGGGCCTGCTTGAGCTTTCTTGCCGCTTCTTCGGCCGCGTGATTAGCCTGTGTCATCGTCCGGCCAATCAAGGTCGACTTGGCTGTCATGCCGCCCGTCGCCTCGGCGATAGAGCCATAGCCCTGAATGCCGCCAAAGTTGGCGTCAAAGTCCTGCAAAGTCAAGTCGTGCACGCCCATGCTACTCTGACGCGAGCGCACCATGTTATTGCCAAGATAGATACCGACATGGCCCGGCGTGTCGACGAGATCGCCCGGCTGCAGCTGTGCGCCGATGTCATTGACATTGGCCTCGTGATACGCGCCGAGCGCGCGGAAATCTTCATCATTGACGACGCCGTCGAAGATGTCCTCTTTGCCGAGCGCGTCAAACATCCGCTTGTATACTTCGCGCGCCCAATCATCGCACCATGCTCCATCTCTACCAAGCAAGCCGGTCCACGGCTGGCCGTCCCAAAAGTCATTTGTGGCGATATAAGCCGCCACATCGCCGACCGGAATGTCATAAGCCACCGGCTGCGCCTGTGCCGCACCTGTGCCGCCCGTAAGTGGCACCTGCGACGTCGTGAAGCTATTGTAGTATCCCTCGACTTTTGATATATAGTCAGGGTTCGCGTTCGTGTCAGCATGACCGAGATTATAGGCCGAGATAGCTGCCTCCGGGTCATTGCCGTACCGATCTAAAAGGTCGCGCAGGTAGCCGCCGATTGCCATGATATTATCATTTGGGTCGCTGCCCGGGCCGTATCCCCTGCCGCCGCCGTAGGCATTGGCAATGTCCTGCGATATCTGGCCGAGCCCCCAATGTGCATGGTCCGACGACCACACGTTAGCCTCTCCGTGCGACTCAGCTTTGATGATTGCCGCGATCAGCCCGGCATCGACTCCGTGATATGCAGCAGCGTACTCAATTTCATTCGCCCACTGTGTGAGCTCCGGATCATCTTCAAAAGACCACTTCGTACGCATTGGCGTCGCCGGTGCCTCGATGGGCCCGGCACTTCCGCCGCCGCCAGACGACGCGCCGCCTCCACCGCCGCCACCTGGTGCAATCCCCATTCCAGGGTCAGCAAGGCTGATTGCTTCGGCCATACTTTGCGCTCGTAATGCCTGATTTGCAGCTTCTTCCGCCTGGTCCTTTGCTTTTCCTACATCCGATTCGTGGTATCTCTTCGCCTCTTGGCCGTTCAGCTGCTTGAGTGTATCGATGTCTGTCACAAGGGACATATTCTGCCCATCGCTGTGTGTCCCCATTGTCCACGCATTTATAAACGATCCTGCATAGTTTTCTGATCCGCCTGCCATCGTTGGCTCAATGGTCATATCGTCTGGATTTGTATTGCGCGTATACCACCGTCCGTCGTCACTGTTATGATAGTACGTCACGCCATTCAGCTCATACGTCTCTTGTCCTTTTTTTTCAGCATACGCCTCTGCTGCTTTTGCTCCCTGATACGCGGCAAAAGCGGCCGCCGCTACCCACCAGCTGCTTGCTAGTGCCAGTACAGCTGCCGCGAGCGACTTTACTTTGCTTGTCGCGCTGATTGCTCCCGCTGTCATTGTCGCGGTGCTACGCGAGGCAGCTCCCTCCTGTGCGACGGTTGCTGTCGTGAGCCCCTTTGTTGCTACGGTCGTACCTTCGGTCGCAGCTGTAGCTGCAGTTGATGCAGCTACAGATTTTTCTCCGGCCGCTGTTGCTGCGCTCCCAGCAGCAATTTCCGATGCAGTCAGCGCCTCCTGTTTTGCCGTCGTCTCTGCCGTCGCTGTCGATGCGGCCACATTCGCCTCGACGATGCGGCCCGATGCGACAGTGGCGGCATCGGCTTTGGCGACCTCGCTCTCCGCTGCGAGCGCGTTGCCCTTGACGATGCGCGAGGCTGACGCTCCTGCGGCGGTATTGGCCTCGGTAATCTGCGCGGCGGCTTTTTCGGCGGCACTGGCTTTTGCTTGCTCGGCCTCGGCGGCAATCTCCACCTCGCGGGTTTTCTGCGTCTGATAGGACAAAAAGGTCTTTTCCATCGCCGCCCGCTCTTTGAGCTGGGCTTCCTCGAGGGCGATCGTGCGCTGAGTTGTAAATTCAGTGACGAGGCGCGTCTTCTCGGCCTCGGTGATCTCCATCTTCTGGACGGTCTTTTCGTACGCCTTGATCTCTTTATTTGCCGCGGCCTGCATCGCGGTCATGCGTCTCGTAATGGCACGCTGCTGTACCTTGGTAATCTCGGCCTGCGTCTTCTCTGCCTCGGCCACCTCGGCGCTGCCGCCGAGTGCTTTGCCGACAGTCGACTTGACGGCCGACGTCGCCTTGGTGCCAATGGCACGGACAGCCTGGATGGATTTGTAGGCGGCATAGAGCTTGACAAGATCCGTCGTCAACGTCTTGATCTGCGTGCTGTTATTTTTAATAAATACAGCCGCTTTGCTCAGGCCCTCGAGCGCCAGCGGTAGAAATTCCTTGGCGAGCGGTGCCAAGGCCGCGCCACCTGCGACTTTGAGCTGGCCGAATTGCATGTTGATGAGCTTCATCTCTTGATCGAGCTCATGCATCTGCTTCGCATCAATCATGCCGGACGATTTTACTTTCGCGGCATTTTCTTTGGCCTCGGCGTAGTCGCGCAAGGTCTGTGTCAATGACAAGCCCTTCGCGCCGAGTGTATTCATGATAAATTCCTGGCCATATCCAGCCTTTTCGGCCTTTTTATAGCCTTCGGCCAGCTGCTCCATCTGCTGATTAAGTGGCAGCAGGTGGCCCTGCTGGTCTTTGAGTGAGATGCCGAGCGCGTCGAAGATTTTCTGCGTTTTCTGCGCCGACGCGCCGCCGCCCGCCATCGACTTGTCGAGTTTCATAATGGCTGCGCTCGCGGCATCTGCATCGCCGCCCGTCAGCGCGAGGATGCGCTTGAATTCGCCTGCCTGGGCGACAGTGACGCCCATCTTCTGCGAGAGCTGATAGACGCTCTCACCCGCCGTGACCGCGCCCGAGATCAGCGACGTCAGGCCGAAGCCGCCCGCGACGACGCCCGCGAATTTTGTGAAAGAGCCGATAAGGCCTTCGACTTTGCTCGTCGTGCTCGTCAGTGCGCCCTGCATCGTGTCGAGAGGCTTGACGTCGCCGAAGGTCTGATTGATGGCGGTCTTTGACTCGCCCAGCTCTTTGCGCAGCCCCGATGAGTCAGCGCCGATCTTGATAAGCAGCTCTGATATAGTCGACAATTTCTTCACCTCTCGATTGATACATGATTACTTTTCTTCGCCTGAGTCACCCTTCGGTTTGTCGAAGCTCTTGAAGTATTCTGCTTCGTCCTTGGCCTGCCGATTCTTCTTCTCCTCGATTTCCTCGGCTGTATAGTAGAGCGGGTCGAAAATCTGGTCCGGGCTCATCTGGTCTTTGAGATGCGGATTTATCAGCATCGCGACAAAGTA